GGTAATTTGCGCCTCGCTTGTCTGGCAGTGGGTGGGGGAGCGGTTTACCTGACACGGTGCCTGACAGGTTTGGGTTTGTGCGTTGGAGTGGGTGAGCCTGACGCCTGACACATGGAGAAGCGCCTTGGCCTCTGCAGCATCCATCGGCGCTGCCCGGGTCAAGCCTGCGCAGCTCGCCCGCGAACTCGGCGTCACGCGCCAGAGTGTTCATGAACTGATCGCCCGTGGCATCCTGGTGAAGGATGCCGATGGCTTGATCGACACCGAGCTGGCGAAGCTCGCCCTGGCGAACAGGGTGCGCCCCAGCTCGAAGACCGCCCAGGCGCTGGGCGTTCCCCCGCCGGTCCAAGGGCCCGCCGCACCGTCAGCGCCGCAGTCAGCCGCCGAAGGCCAGGCCGAGACCAACGCCACCGCGGTGGGCAACTACCACGGCGCCAAGGCCCTGCGCGAAGCGGCTGAAGCCAGCATTGCCGAAATCCGCCTGCGCCGCCTGCAGGGTGAGGTGACCGAGCTGGCCCCCATGGTCAGCGCCATACACACCTGCTCTCGTGTGCTGCGCGACACCTGCCTGGCAGTCGGCAAGCGTGTGGCCGCCGATGCCGTGGCCAGTGGTGATGCCGCCACAGCAGAACGCCTCATCACCGCCGAGATCCGCCGCGCCTTCGAAGCCTTCGACCGCATGGCCTCCAGCGCAGTGGAACGCGAACGCCTGCGCGACATGACCACCGCCACATGACGGCCGCATGAGCAACCTGGCAGATGGCCACGCCGCCATCTTGGAAGCCATGGCCGCCGGCGTTCGGCCCGACCCCGACATGTGGGTCGATGAATGGGCCGAAGAGCACATGATGATCCCCAAGGGGGCCGAGCCCGGCAAGTACCGAGGCGATCGGACCCCCTACGCCGCCGCGGTCATGCGCTGCCTGTCGCCCGCGCACCCCTGCAAGCGTGTCGTCGTCCGCGCCGCATCGCAGATGCTCAAGACGCAGACGGCCCTGAACTGGATCGGCGCCAGCATCCACCAGGCCCCCGCCAACATCCTGGTGCTGCTGCCCACCCTGCCGCTGGCCAAGCGCGTGTCCAGCCGCATTGCTGACGTCATCAACGCAGTGCCCGTGCTGCAGGAACGTGTGGCCTCGCCGCGCAGCCGCGATGCCCGCAACACCATCGACACCAAGGAATTCACCGGTGGCGCGCTGCACATCACCACCGCCGGCAGTGCCAGCAACCTGGCCGAAATCCCGTGCCGCTACATCTACGGCGACGAAATCGACCGCTGGGAAGGCAACGTCGGTGGCGAAGGCGATCCCGTCACCCTTGCTGAAGCCCGCACCAGCACCTACTCGCTCAACAAGAAGCTCTACTACACCAGCAGCCCCACCATCAAGGGCGCCTCGCGCATCGATGCCTTGTACGAACAAGGCGACCAGCAGCACCTCTACCTCCCGTGCCCCCACTGCGGCCACCGCTTCGTGCTCCAGTGGGAACACGTCCGGCACGACGAAGGCCTCAAGCGCGCCTGGCTCGTCTGCCCCGAATGCGCGGCAGAGATTGATGAAAACGCCAAGCCCCACATGCTGGCCCAGGGCGAATGGCGCGCACACGCGGAGGGCGATGGTGAAACCGTCAGCTTTGACATCAGCGCCCTGTACATGCCCATCGGCTGGGTGTCGTGGCTGGAACTGTGCAAGGAACACCGCAAGGCCGAAGCCGCCAAACAGCACGGTGACCACGGCCCCGCCCAGGTCTTCAGCAACACCCGCCTGGCTCGCAGCTACGACGCCACCGAATCCGCCACCCCTTGGCAGCACCTCAAGCAACGCGCCGAACCGTACCCCCTGCGTGTTGTGCCGCGTGCCGCCCTGGCGCTCACCGCCGCCGTAGACACCCAGCCCAACCGCCTCGAACTCATGATCGTCGGCTGGGGCCCGGGCCTCGAGCGCTGGGTCGTTGACTACCATGTCCTGTGGGGCTCTCCGTCAGAAGATGCCGTCTGGCAGGAACTCGACACCATCCTGGCCACCCCCGTGCAGCACGCTGCCGGCCGCTACCTGGGTGTGGAAGCCGCCTTCATCGACAGCGGCGGCGCCAACACGCAGGACGTGTACGAATACACCCGCCACCGCAAGCACCGCCGCATCTTCGCCATCAAGGGCGCCAGCAAGCCCAACCGGCCCATCGTCAGCGGCAAGCCCAGCAAGGTCGATGTCAACTGGCGCGGCCGCACCGAACGCCAAGGCGCCGAACTCTGGTTCATCGGCACTGATGTAGCGAAAGACTGGATCTACTCCCGCTACAAGCTTGCCAACGGCCCGGGTGCGCTGCACTTCAGTGTCGATCTGGAAGACGACTTCTACAAAGGCGCCACCGCCGAAAGCAAGATCACCAAATTCCGCCGTGGCTTCCCCTACAGCGAATGGGTCAAGCCAAACGGCGCCCGCAACGAACCGCTCGATCTGCTCGTCTACAACCTCGCCGTCGCCCACTACCTGGGCCTGAACAAAAAGCGCGATGCCGACTGGGACCGCATGCGCCAGAAGGTTGACCCACTCACCGGTGACCTCTTCACCGCCGCACCCCCTGCCGGCGAAGCCCACCAGCACAGCACCAACGCGGCCACCGTCACCTCGCCGCCCATCGCCCTGCCCACCGTTGTGCGCCACACCGCGCCAACCCTCGTCACCCCCCGCGGCCAATACGCCCAGGCTGACGACCCCCACCTCACCTGAAGGCCACCGCCATGGCAGATGTCTCCACCCTCCAGATCCGCCTGGCCGAAGCCGAACTCGCCTTCCACCGCCTGGCCACCGGCTCGGCCGAAGCCGAAGTCACGCAAGACGGCATCACCGTCAAGTACAGCCAGGCCAGCCGCGAAGGCTTGAACGTCTACCTCGCCAGCCTGCGCGATCAACTCTCCGCCCAGGGCATCACCGATGCCACGGCCCTGCCGCGCCGGCGCCCCTTGTACGCCGCTCTGTAACCCCAGGCTGCAGCCGCCACCATGACCAGCCACGCCGCCGCCAGCACCAGTGATGCCCTCCAGGGCTGGCAGCCTGCCCCTGCCTCGCCCGATGCTGACTACCTCAGCGAAAAAGACACCATCGTCGGCCGCGCGCGGGATCTCTTCCGCAACAACGGCGTTGCCCAAGGTGCCCTGCGCACCCAGCAAGACAACGTCGTCGGAACCGGCCTGCGCCTCAGCGCCCGCCCCATGTACAAACTGCTCGGGCGTGACAAAGCCTGGGCCCGCGACTACAGCCAAACCGTAGAAGGCTTTCACCGCCTTTGGTGGGACGACACATCGTGCGACGCCGCTGACGAATGCAACGGCGCCGGCCTCACCACCCAGGCCCTGGGCAGCCTGTTCATGAACGGCGAAGCCTGCGCCCTGCCCATGTGGCTGCCCGAGCCCGGCCAACTCTTCGCCACCCGGCTGCACCTGTTCGAGCCAGATCGCCTCAGCAACCCCGGCAACAAGCCCGACACCGCCACCCTGCGCGCCGGCATCGAACGCCACCCCGTCACCGGCCGGCCCGTTGCCGCCCACATCCGCACCACCCACCCGGGTGACCGCTACCTCGGCCTCGGCCAGGCCTTCAACGGCGAATGGGAACGCGTGGAATTCCGCACCCAATGGGGCCGCCGCCGCTTCCTGCACGTGCACGACAAAGACCGCATCGGCGCCACCCGCGGCAAACCGCTCGTCGCAGCCGTCATGCGCCCCTTCAAGCAGGTGGACCACTACCTCAACGTCCACCTCCAAACCGCCATCACCCAAAGCCTCATCGCGGCTTTCGTGAAAACCCCCCTCAGCCAGGAGGCCCTAGTTGACCTGTTCGGTGGCGATGCTGAAAGCGCCAAAACCTACTTCGAAGCCAAGGCCGCCACCGATCGCCGCGTCCGCCTCAAAGGCGGCGCCATCATCCCCCTGAACCCCGGCGACGACGTCGTCCCCTTCACCCCGCCCAACGCCGCCAACGGGGTCGACATCTTCGTCATGACGGTCTACCGCCAAATTGCAGCCGCGCTGCAAATGCCGTACGAACTGCTCATGAAGGATTTCACCCGCAGCAACTACAGCAGCGCGCGTGCCGCCATGTTGGAGGCCTGGCGCTACTTCAACTACCTGCGCGCCAAGCTCGGCTTCATGTTCTGCCAGCCCGCGTACGAACTCGTGCTCGAAGAGATGGTCGACCGCGCCCTCATCGACGCGCCCGATTTCTACACCCTGCGCCGCGCCTACGCCGCCAGCCGCTGGATCGGCCCCGGCCGCGGCTGGGTCGACGAAGTCAAGGAAGCCACCGCCGCCAAGATCCGCATGGACAACGGCCTTTCCACCCTGGAGATGGAAGCCGCCCAGCAGGGGTTGGACTGGGAAGAAGTCCTCGAACAGCAGGCCCTGGAAAACGACCGCCGCCGCGAACTCGGCCTGCCCATTCCCCAGCCCGCCGGCATCAACGTCGCCGTCAACAGCCAGCCCGAGCCCGAAGGCAATGACGGCAGCAACGACAACGGCAACGGAAACAGCAACACCGAGCCCGAAGACGAACCCGTCCCGGCCTGAAGGCACACCGCCCATGCGCAACCTCCCCCACATCGCAGCCCGCCTCTACGGTGCCCCGCTGCTCCTGCTGCCCAGCGTGGCCGAAAGCTTCAGCCACGCCTTCCAGCAGCTGCTGCAGGGCAACGCACTGCCTCCATTGCTTACCGCAGCCAACGCCCCAGGTGAACAGCCTGAGCCCAGCGCCCGCCCCGGCGCCTACAGCAGCAACGTCGCCATCAACCGCTACGCCGATAAGCCCTACGCCGTCACCGATGCCGGCGTCGGCCTGCTCGGCGTCTACGGCGCCCTCGTCCAGCGCGCCGGGCAGATGGATGCCAACTGCATGCCCCTGGCCAGCTACCAGCGCCTGCAGGCCCGGTTCGACGCCATGCAGGCTGACCCCGACGTCAAAGCCATCCTGATGGAATACGACACCCCCGGTGGCGAAGCCGCCGGCAACTTCCAGCTCGCCGCCCACATGCTCGCCCAGCGCGCCGGCAAACCCGTGTGGGCCCACGTCAACGAAGGCGCCTACAGCGCAGGCTACAGCCTGGCCGCCGCCGCCAGCCGTGTCGTCGCCCCGCAAACCGGCGATGTCGGCTCCATCGGCGTCGTCATGCTCCACGTGGATCAATCCGCAAAAGACGCCAAGGCCGGCCTCGTCTACACCTACATCCACGCCGGTGCCCGCAAGGTCGACGGCAACCCCCACGAACCCCTGAGCCGCGCCGCCAAGGCCGGCGCCCAGGCCGCGGTCGATCGCTTGTACGACGTCTTCACCACCCACGTCGCCCAGGCCCGTGGCATGGATCTCCAAGCCGTGCGCGGCACTGAAGCCGCCACCTACAGCGCCGCCGAAGCCAAGCAGCTCGGCCTGGTCGATGCCATCGGCACCTATGCCGAAACCCTGGCCGAGCTTGAAGCCCTGGCCAACACCTCACGCACCGCCACCGTCGGTGGCACCCGTTTCGCAACCGCTGGAGGCCTGGCCGCCCAGCACCACCAAGGAGATGCCCAAATGGGTATTGAAACCTCCGCGGCCACTCCCCAAGCGGCCGCACCCCTCCCGCCCGCCACGGCACCCAGCGCAGGGTCAGCCACGGCGCCCACCACCCTCGGCATTCCCCAAGCCGAACACGAAGCCGCTCTCGCCTCCACCGCCACTGCGGCGCGTGCTGGCGAAAAGGCCCGCATCGGTGCCATCGTCAACCACGCTGAAGCCGCTGGCCGCCAGCAGCTCGCACGCACTCTGGCGTTTGACACCGATCTGAACGCCGAAGCCGCCGCCACCATCCTGGCCGCAGCCGCCAAGGAAGCCGCCCCCGTGGCCCTGCAGGCCCCGGCCGGCAGCCAGGCCACCAGCCCTCTGGCCCGCGCCATGGCCAGCGTCCCCAACCCCGCCGTGGGCCCTGACCACACCGCCGGTGCCGGCCAGGCCGCCACCGAACCCGGCAGCGAACGCGCGCTCGCCGCCAACGTCATCACCCTGTTCAACCAAGCCAAGGGAGCCAAGTAATGGCCGCCTCCTTCTCCACTGCCACCTACACGCCCGATCGGCTCATCGCCCAGAACGCGCACCTCGCGCTGGCCGAGCCCATCACCCTGCTCAGCGGCCAGAACCTCGTCCGCGGCGCCCTGCTCGGCAAGGTCACCGCCAGCGGCAAGTTCGTTCTCAGCCTGTCCGCCTCGGGCGACGGCTCCCAGGCCCCCGTGGCCATCCTGGCCGAAGACACCAACGCCACGGGGGCTGACAAAGCCACCGTCGCGTACTTCCGGGGCGACTTCGACAGCTCCGCCATCACCTTCGGTGCCAGCCACACCGCCGCCAGCGTCAAGACGGCCCTGCGCGCCTTGAACATCGAACTGCTCACCACGCAAGGAGGCGTGTGATATGGACCTCTTCTCCACTGGCGTGCTGAACGCCGTCGTCGCCGATCTGCGTGTCCCCCAGACCGGCCTGCTCGACAAGTACTTCCCCGGCGTCACCACTGAAGACACCGAAGAAATCCACTTCGACGTCGACAACAAGCCCCGCCGCATCGCCCCCTTCGTCAGCCCCCTGGTGGCCGGCAAGGTCGTCCGCTCGCGCGGCTTCCAAACCAGCACCTTCAAGCCGGCGTACGTGAAGGACAAGCGGGTCTTCAGCCCCATCCGCGCCATCAAGCGCGTCATGGGCGAACGCGTCGGCACCGCGCAGTACAGCCCCGAACAGCGCATGCAGATCCTGGTCGCACAAGACCTGGCTGACCAGCTCGACATGATCCGCCGCCGCCAGGAATGGATGGCCGCGCAAGCCCTGTACGCCGGCGCCATCACCGTGGTGGGGGACGACTACCCCTCCAACCTGGTCGACTTCGGCCGCAACGCCGGCCACACCGTGGTCAAGACCGGTGGCAACAAGTGGGGTGATGCCGGCGTCAACCCGCTGGACGATCTGCAGAATTGGTCTGACACCATGGTCAAGACGGCCGGCGTGGCCATCGACGATGTCGTCATGACCGTCGACGCCTGGAAGGTCTTCCGCAAGAACGACGAAGTCAAGACCCGCCTCGACCGCTACCGCGGCAACAGCACCATGCAGCAAAACGCCCACAAGGGCGAAGGGCTGGTGTTCCAGGGGCAGGTGGACACTTTCAACATCTACACCTACGCGGGGTGGTATGTCGATCCGGCGACCGGAACCGAAGCGGCCATGCTGCCTGCCGGCACCGTGCTCGGCCTGGCTGGGTCGTACATCGAAGGCGTCCAATGCTTCGGCGCCATCCTGGACCACGACAGCCTCCAGGCCATGGAGTACTTCGTGAAGTCGTGGTTGGAGAATGATCCGAGCCAACGCTACCTGCTCATGCAGTCCAGCCCGCTGACGGTGCCTTACCGCATCAACTCCACCTTCCGCGCATCGGTGCTGTGATGGGTACGCGCATCATCACCCTGTGCACCGTCACCCTCGGTGCCGGCGCCAAAGCGCGCGATGTCGAGCCCGGCAGTGATGTCACGGTGGATGACACTGTGGCCGAAGAACTGCTGGCTGCAGGCGCAGCCCGCCTGCCGTTGAAAGAGCCCGGCGAAGCCAAGGCCAGCAAGGCCGAAGCCAAGGCCGCTGCGGCCGCTGAAGCCAAGGCCAAGGCCGAAGCCGAAGCTGCCGCCGCCGCTGCGGCCGAAGCCGAAGCCAAGGCCAAGGCCGATGCCGAGGCCCTGGCCAAAGCCAACGGCGCGTGAAAACCGCCGCGGAACTCTACGGCTCCCTGCAGCGGGCCGGCATCACCAAGCAGGCCACCTGGGCCCCGGTGTCCGGCCCCGCTGTCACTGCGCCAGTCCGGTTCCGTGACCGCACGGTTGAGGCTTTCCAAGGCGCCCTCCTGGCCTTCGAAGCCTCGGCCCAGTTCCCCGTCACCTCCTTCGAGGGCATCGCCCAAGGCGCCGCCCTCACCATCGCCCTGGAGTCCGGCCCGCGCACCTACAAGGTTCGCGAACTGCACCTCATCAGCGAAGGGCGCGAACACCGCGCCATGCTCGGCAAGTAACTCCTGCCTCCCCCCGCTGCAGCCAACGGCCCACGCAAGTAGGCCCGCGCGCCCGCGGCCGGCCCTTCAGCGCGCAATGCGCACACCCCCAGGGCGGCCCGCAGCACTCCAGCGAACCGTGAGTCATAACGGCCGCCAAAGCCCCGCGCCGGCTTCATCCACCGTGAGCTGGGGCCCCTACACCTGAAGGTCATGCCATGCACCTTTCCAAGCACCGCGCGGCATGCCGATAGCCGCCGCCCAGGCCGTCAGCCGCATCGCTGAACTCCTTGCCGCCGGCCCCACCGCCGCCGGCAGTGCTGTGTACACCGGCCGCACCGCCAGCCTGCAAGAAGGCCAGCTCCCCGCCTGGGTGCTGTATGCCGAAGGCGAAACCATCCAGACCGAAGGCCTGGAATGGCCCGCAGTGCAAGAACACGAACTGCGCGTCACCGCCTCCGGCCTGGTGGCCCTGTCCACTGATCTGGAAGCCGAACTCCACGCCTTGAGCGAACAAGGCATCACCGCCCTGTTCGCCACCCCCGAAGCCGCGCGCCTGGCCCCCTTGCCCGAATGCGACATGCGCCTGCTCGGCATTGACCGTTCCCTCTCCACCCTCGGCCCGCTTGAAGTGGGCCAAGTCACCCTCGCCATCGGCGTGCGCTACCGCACCGCAGCCAACGCCCCCGGCACCCTCATCTAGCCCTGGAGCCACACGCCCATGTCCATCATCAACGCCACCGGCACCACCTTCGCCATCGCCAGCGCCTACGGCACGGCCAAGAACATGACGGCCATCACCAATGCCGTCGAAGCCGTGGCCACCCTGGAAGCCAGCCACGGCATTGCCGTGAACGACTACGTCGAACTCTTCAGCGGCTGGGGCCGCGCCAACGGCCGCATCGTGCGCGCCAAGGCCGTGGTCACCAACGATGTCACGCTCGAAGGCCTGAACACCACCAACCTCACCGTCTACCCCACCGGCAGCGGCGGCGGCACCGTGCGCAAGGTCACCACCTGGACGAACCTTTCCCAGGTCACCCGGCAGATCGACAGTTCCGGAGGTGACCAGAACTACGAAGACATCAGCACCATTGACGATCTGGACGACCGCCAGATCCCCACCACCCGGTCGGCCGTCACCCTCACCCTGAATTTCTACGACGACCCCGGCCTCGCCTGGTATCCCGTGGTTCAGAACGCCACCGAACTCTCGGTGCCCACCGCCCTGCGCATCACCTTCCCCGGCGGCAGCAAGATCCTGGGCAACTGCAACTGGAGCCTGGGGCAGATCCCCACCATCGAAGGCGGCACCCTGCGCGGCAAGATGGACCTCACCTTCGCCGCCCGCCCCATGCGCTACGCCGCCTAAAGCGGGGCCACCAGCATGCCCCTCATCGAACGCGATGCCATCCCTGCAGTCCCGCCGCCTGAACAAACCGTCCCCGTATCGGCCCTGAACGGCGAAGTGCTGGTGCGCGGCATGAGCCTGCCCCATCTCATGCAATACAACGCCCTGCGCCGCCGCCAGCCGCCCCGGGCGGAATACGAAACCGAAAGCGAAGCCACCGAACGCATCGCCGCCGGCACCGTGCCCCTGCTGCTGCACCTGTGCGTTCTGGCGGCTGACGGCCTGCCCGTGTACACCCAGGCGCAATGGGAGGCCTGGGCCCCCCGCCACATGGGCGCCGCCATCGAACTGGCCAACACCGCCATGGCCTTGAGCGGCCAAGGGGCTGACGAAAAAAACGCCTAGCGCAGGCGCCCGAGCTGCGGGATTTGTATGCCCTGGCCTGGCACCTGCGCACCACCCCTGAAGCGCTGGAACAACGCTTAAGCGCCCAGGCCTTCACCCGCTGGCAACTGTGGTTGCACACCGAGCAGGCCACGCCCGCGTACCAGGCCATCCGCCACGCCCAGCTGCTGGCCGCCCTGCACAACGGCCCCATGGTGCGCAAAGACAAACAGCCCTTCACCCCGGCTGATTTCTGGCGCGACCCCTGGGCCCCTGAATCCGCATCCGAGCCCGACACCTTCACCGCGGCCGACGAAGAGGCCAGCCTCATCAGC